AGGAAGCGCGGACTAATCTTCTTACCGATAGCGACGATTTAACTGTTGGCGATGGTTTGAGCGGTGGCATTACAAGCGACCAAAATGCGGCACTCGGCCTTGATGGCACAGTCACAGCAGCCAAGCTAAAAGCGAACAGCACAACCCCGACTAACCCCAGAGTATTCTTCCCCAGTAGTGGGCTGACGCTTTCGGCAGCTGATTATACTTACTCAATTTTCTTGAAAAAGGCAGAGCTTAACTGGGTAAAGGTAAGGCTAGGCGTAAGCGGTAGCTTCCCCGGTGTATTCTTTGATTTGGATAACGGCACAGTAGGTACTGCAAGCACTGGTTTTACTGGCAAGATTGTTGAATATGGCAATGGTTGGTACAGATGCTCAATTACTGCCGCAGCCTCAATTATGTCAGCATCTACATTCTTTGCTGGTGTGCATCTAGCTTCTGCGGATAACACAGTTTTGACATCCGCAACGGTAGGCGATGGCGTGTTTATGTGGGGGCATTTACTGGAGGTTGGCTCTTTCCCTACGTCCTACATAGAAACCACCGGAGCCAGCGCCACCCGCAACGCCGACGTGGCGACGATGGGGCCGACTGTTGCGCCGGATAAACTCGGTACTGAGCTTGTAACTAATGGCACTTTTGATACTGACAGTGATTGGACATTACCGTCTGGCGGTGCTGTTACCATTGCTAATGGCGTTTTGGATTACTCGTCAGCAGCACAACATAAAAGAACAATACAATCTTTAGCTTCTAGCCTGGTTGTTGGCCGACGCTATAGAGCCAGCTTTAGGGTAACCTCTTTTACCTCTGGTCTCGTAGCTATGAGATATTTTGAAAATGGCTCTCTTGTTACCGGAACCACCAACAGGGGTGCTGTAGGTACGTCTACTTTTGATTTTACTTGCACAACTTTAACTGGCGCAGAAATTGACATTAGAAGCCAAGCTAGTGGTTCAAATACATTCCAGATTGATGACGTGAGCGTCAAAGAAATCTTGCCCGGCACTGAGCGTGTGACCAACGGCACGTTTGATATTGATGGTGATGAGACAGGCTGGCAAGACAACAGCATTGCTTCTACTGTAAGCAACGGCGTTGTTGCACTTACATGCAGCGTACAATACGGCAAGTTTCAGCAATACAAAGGCGGTGATGGTGCTTTCACAGGCGCTAAAACCTTGCATGAAGGCCGCAGATACAGAGCCACTGTAGATGTTACATCATATGGTAGCGGCCAATGGCAGTTTGCCCTTTACGATGACACTAATGCAGTAACACTTGGCAGCAGTATCTTTACATCAAGCGGCACAAAGACATTTGATTGCACAATGTCCGACGCTACTAACTTTAGGCTTTGGCTTACCTGTATATCAACAGGCACACACACTGCCAGCTTTGACAACGTAAGCGTCCGAGAACTGTACCCGTTCGAGCATTACAGGCCAGATGAGTTTACGACTGTTGTCACTTTTGACACACAGAACGACCAAAGTCGTGGGCCGTTTTGGTTGAGCCGAGGTGGCGCAAGTACCACAGGGTTTGGCTTGAGGCTGCGGTCAAAGACCACTATGGATTCTATGGTCCGAGATAGCTCTAACTTCAATTCCACAAGCGACATCACAATTACGCCTGCCGGTGACACTGTGGCTGGCAGCTATCAACAAAGAGCAAGTGACACCAGAGTCGAAATGGCTAATGCAACTCAGCATTTTGGAAACGACACAAACGATATAGATGTATCTGTTGATACATTGCATATTGGCGATTGCTTAATTGGCGGCTCTGATGCCGGCACATTAAGCGGCCACATCAAGCGTATTCGGTTTATTCCAAGACAGCTTTCAGCAAGGCAAATGAAAGATTTGTGCGATGACTGATGACCTCGACAACACCCCGCCGCCACAGGTTGATTGGTATCTGAAAGTAGCCGACAGAGCCGCTCTGATGGCCGCACTGAAAGGGCCAAGCGAAACGCGAGACACGTTTGATGACGAGGGCAATGTCAGCGGCACAGAGACGGTGTACCCTCACAGCATCATTACGCAGGATGACGACGACAATGATGTCATCATGGCCGCCAACTGGGTGCGGGTAGACGACATCGGCAGCATCTATGCGCCTACCGGCAAGACGCTAACTGACGATGAGGGCAACGAGTACCCCGAAATGGCGGCTGTGGCTGGCTACCACGCCAACCTGCGTAAGCTGAGTGACAAGGCTGACACGCTGATACAGCACCTTGAGGATAGTGGTCACATCATTACGCCGCCAGCAACGCCAGCGAGGGGGTTTGCGTGATGGCAAAGCCTACAGTCACATCTGTCAAAGCTGAACTGGACACCCATGAGGCAGTTTGCGCTGAACGCTGGAAGGAAACCATCCTGCGTATTAAGCGCATCGAACACATCATGATCGGCACTGCTGGCACAACAATCCTTTTGCTTATTGGGATCATAGTTAATGGATGATCCATGTGTTTTTGTTATTTGTTTATGTAGGTGTTGGTGAGGATAAGCGGCTCACTAGTAATGATATGTATTTCCGCAGTGTTGATGACTGCGTGTACTTTGCCCAGAGACTGCACAAACAAGGTAACAACATCACTGCTTATTGTTTGCCGAAATTGGTAGATGACAAGGTAAGGGTCTACTGATGCTTGCAGAACTTGCAGCAGCCAACGCAGCGTTTGCAGTTATCAAGCAAGCTGTGTCCAACGGCAAAGAGATAGCTGCTGCTGGCAGCGCTATTGCTGAGTTTGTCGGCGCAAAAGAAAAGCTACAGCAGAAAGCACAAAGAAAAGGTGGCGGCTCTGATCTGGAGGAGTTCATGGCTCTAGAGAAAATCAAAGAGCAAGAAGAACAACTCAAGCAGATTATGATTTATGCTGGCAGGCCGGGGCTATGGCATGACTGGCAGAAGTTTCAAGCCAAGGCTA